CCTGAATGGACTATGAGTTTGAAGTTATTGGATTCAATTCCTGATTACTATGATATTCCAACTGTGCTAAATAATATGAGCATGGAAGATACATACGAGGCAGACTTTATGACTCGCCGTGCTATTATCTATACTTGGGACTTTACTGTCAAAGGTTATCTATTTGGTCCAGTCCGTAATAAGGGTGTTATCAAACGCACTGTTATTGATATTAGTAACAACAGCACTGCTGATCCTATCGGTACTGAAGTTGGTCCAGATAAAAAGATTACATTGACTCCAGGATTACTTGCTAACGGTTCTCCAACCTCAAATACCTCAGCAAGTTTACCAATAGCAAACATTTCTGCTAATAGCAACTGGGGTTATGCGTTTGAGAATGAAGATTTTTTTGATGGAGAAAATCGACACGAACATTGATTGAGTATATTATGAATGATGATATTGATATTATAGATAATTTTTTGAGTAAAGCAGATTACGATGAGATTTATGCTCTTGTGATGAATAAACCTCACCCAAATGTTGATCCTACAGTTGCTCTTGGTTTTGGATATACTGAAAATAAATGGAACGATAATGGAGTAGATAAAAAAGATTATCAATTCCACTGCCACATAAAAAGCGATTATCTTCAGCATGAAAAATTCCCACAATTTGATAAGATGTTCAGAACATATTTTTCTTCTTATGGGTATAAGATTATGTATTGGCATAGAATAAAAATAAATATTCTTCAGCAAAGAAAAGAACATACCATTCATAGAATGCATTATGATACTCCAGTTTCAGACAGAGAAATAAAAAGAAATAATCATGCAAATCAAACGAATGCAATTTTATATCTTGATGACACAGACGCACCAACATATTTTGCAGATGGAAGAAAAGTTGAATGTGTGAAAAATAGATGTGTTGTATTTTCAAATTCATTGTTGCATGCAAGTTCAACTCCAATGAATGCTGATACAAGAGCAGTAATAAACTTCAATTGGTGTTAGAATGAAAGATATAACAGATAATATGAACGATATCCTCGGTATAGAGGGTGAATTGATTGAGCATGAATCAGTAAATGCTCCAACAGTTTTAGAATCAAACGGACATGAAAAAGACGTTGATCACGACTATCAATATGTAAGAAACAACTTACATGAGACTATCGATAAAGGTTCATTAGCATTAGATGCATTGCTAGAATTAGCAAAAGCATCAGAACACCCACGTGCATTTGAAGTTGTTGGTCAACTAACAAAGACATTGGTGGACGCAAACAAAGATTTGATTGAAGTCCAGCGTAAAATAAAAGAACTAAAAAAAGATACAGTCGAAAGAGAAGCAGCAAAGAATGTTACTAATAACAATCTGTTTGTTGGGTCGACTGCCGAATTACTGAAAGCGTTGAGAAACAAGGAAGATGACGATGTACGAGTACAAGGTAAAGGTGACGAGAGTAGTTGATGGAGACACAGTGGATGTGGACATTGACTTGGGTTTTGGTATTTGGTTGCGTGGTGAGCGTGTTAGGATTATGGGTATTGATACACCAGAATCTAGAACTTCAAACAAACTTGAAAAAGTTTTTGGACTCGCTGCCAAATCAAGACTCAAAGAACTTCTCGGAAAAGATGCAATCCTTCGAACTCAAGTTGATAAAGATGGAGGAGATGCTAAAGGAAAGTTTGGTCGCATTCTTGGCGACTTTATTTGCGGTGACACTACTGTCACTAGCATACTAATCAATGAAGGGCACTGCGTTCCTTACTTTGGTGGTTCTAAAGATGACTGTCAAGAGCAACACGCAGCGAATAGAAAACGTCTGGTTGAATCTGGCGTTGTAACATTGCCAAAGGGCATGACATTATAAAGGTGTAAAGTGGATCCTATTGAAAAAGGATATCTTGGCAACCTCAATCTAAAACGTGCAAACGTTCCTATTGAATGGGACGAAGAAAAGATTTTAGAATATGATCGTTGTTCAAGAAGTCCAGTATATTTTGCTGAGAGGTATATCCAAATTGTCCATGTAGATCATGGACTCATACCAATCAAACTTTATGATTATCAAAACGAAATCATGAAGAAGATCACACTCAACCGTCGTTGTGCGGTTGTAACATCCCGTCAGGCAGGTAAGACTACAACTGCAATGGCAGTTATCTTACATTACGTTCTATTCAATGAACATAAAACAGTAGCATTACTTGCTAACAAAGGTGATGCAGCACGTGAGATTCTCGATCGTATCAAGATTGCATATGAAGCATTACCCAAGTGGATGCAACACGGTGTAATCGAATGGAATAAAGGTTCTGTTGAGTTTGAAAACGGTTCAAAGATTATCGCTGGTTCAACTTCTTCCTCAGCGATTCGTGGTAAATCTATCTCATTCCTTTATATTGACGAGGCAGCATTCGTTGAAGGTTGGGATGAATTCTTTGCTTCTGTATTCCCAACAATTTCATCTGGTGAGACAACCAAGATCCTTTTGACTTCAACCCCAAATGGTTTGAATCACTTCTACAAAACCTGCGAAGGTGCTAAAGAAGGAACAAACGGTTATGAGTTTGTAGAAGTAAGGTGGCAGCGTGTTCCTGGACGTGGCGAAGCATGGAAGAAAGAAACCCTTGCTGCAATGGACTTTGATGAACAGAAGTTTGCTCAGGAATTTGAATGTGCTTGGTTGGGTTCATCTGGTACTCTTATTGAAGGTAACAAACTAAAAGCATTAGTTTGGAGAACACCAGAACTTGAACGTGAAGGTTTGAAGATTTACAAACAACCAGAAAGAGATAAAGTCTATTTCTGTATTTGTGACGTTTCACGTGGTAAAGGTTTAGACTATTCGGCATTTCATATCATTGATGCAACAAGTATGCCATACAAACAAGTTGCAACATATCGAAATAATTTTGTAGCACCTATTGAATATACAGAGATTATACATAGAACAGCAACGCAATATAATGATGCAATCGTTCTCGTTGAGATAAATGATATTGGTGAACAAGTACCAGAACTTTTATTGAACGATTATGAATATGAAAATATCCTTTACACAGAGTCTGCTGGTAGAGCAGGTAAAAGAATCTCTGGTGGATTTGGTCGCAAGGGCACATCCATAGATAAAGGTATCCGAACAACCAAGCAAGTGAAAGCAGTTGGTTGTTCTACACTAAAACTGTTGATTGAAAATGATCAACTAATTGTAAACGATTTCCACACAATAAACGAATTATCAACATTTTCTAAGAAAGGTGTCTCATACGAGGCAGAACCAGGATGTCATGATGACTTAGTTATGGGTTTGGTGTTATTTGGTTGGTTGAGTGCGCAGGAATTCTTCAAAGATTATACTGATAACAACACTCTTTCCAAACTCAGAAACATTTCTCATGAAGAATTAGAGCAGCATATGCTTCCAATGCCTATAATTGATGGTGGGTTTGGTGAAGAAACGCAAAGTGAGTTTGCAGGTACAGAATTTGAGAATGGTGAGGTTATTGACCATGAATTCAAGAGTTGGTTCTAAATACTGGATTTTATAAATAAGTTACAGTTTGAAAATTGTTGACCTTATAATAAGGAGAATAAAACATGCCTTTCCAAGTAAGTCCAGGCGTAAATGTTAGCGAGATCGATCTCACTACCGTCGTGCCTGCAGTTAGCACCACAGAAGGTGCAATTGCTGGTCACTTCAAGTGGGGTCCAGTCGATCAACGTGTTTTGATTGACTCAGAAGATCGTCTTGTAAACATCTACAATAAACCGAATGCAAATACTGCAACAGACTTCTTTACCGCTGCAAACTTCCTTGCATACGGTAATGCTCTGTACGTCAACCGTGTAGTTAGTGGTGCAAACAATGCTACCTCTGGCACTACTGGTGCATTCATCAAAAACGAAGATCATTATAACGAATCATACTCAAATACTTCTGGTCATGGCGATTGGGTCGCTAAGTATCCAGGTGATTTGGGTAACTCGTTGAAAGTTTCTGTATGTCAAAATGCTAACGCATGGCAGTCTACAGTTTCTACCTCATACTATGCTACTCGTAACAGCGCAACTGTTACTTTGGCAGGTGATGGTCAAGGTTCATCTAACACCGAAACACAATTCGTTGTTGGTGATATTATCCTTCTTGGTCCAGATAAAGAGCAAAAGAAAGTAAAAACTCTTTCTGGCAACACCATTACTTTGACTTCTGACTACACTGGTAACACAGTATCAAATTACACTACTGATATTACTCGTCGTTGGGAATTCTTCAACTTCTTTGGCAATGCTCCTACAACTACTGCATATGCAAATACTGCTGGTGGTCAAGGTGATGCAATCCACGTTGCTGTTGTTGATGAAGATGGTGCAATTACTGGCACTTCTGGTGCGGTTATTGAAACTTACGAAGCAGTTTCACAAGCATCTGATGCTAAAACAGATCAAGGTGCTGGCAACTACTATAAAGAAGTTATCAACCAAAACTCTCCATACATTTGGTGGGGTTCGCATAACAGCAGTTTAGGTCAAGCAGGTACTCTTGCTACATCTAACTTCCCTGGAAATGACTTGCCTGTAACCAATAGTATGACTGACGGTAAAGATGGTGTTACACCTTCTTCTGCTCAAAAGATTGCTGGTTATAATATCTTCAAGTCTGCTGAAGATGTTGACATTTCGTTCCTTTTAGGTTCAAATGCTGACACAACTTTGGCAACTCACTTGATCACTAATATTGCTGAGTCTCGTAAAGACTGTATCGCAGTTCTTTCACCAGAGCGTGCAGACGTTGTAAACAACAATTCATATGAAGGTAAAGAGCGTGATGATATCATCGCTTTCCGTGATGGGTTACCATCATCTTCTTATGCAGTAATTGACTCAGGTTGGAAATATCAGTACGACAAGTACAACGATGTATATCGCTATGTACCTCTGAATGCTGATACCGCTGGTTTGATGGTTCAAACTGATACTACTCGTGATCCATGGTACTCACCTGCTGGTTTCAATCGTGGTAACGTCAAGAATGCTATCCGTTTGGCATACAATCCAGGTAAGGGCGATCGTGACCAGTTGTACAAGAAAGGTATCAACCCAGTTGTAACCTTCCCAGGACAAGGTACTGTATTGTTCGGTGACAAAACAATGTTGGCAAAACCTTCAGCGTTTGATCGTATCAATGTTCGCCGTTTGTTCATTGTACTTGAGAAAGCAATCTCAACTGCTTCTAAGTTTACTCTCTTCGAATTCAACGATGAGTTTACTCGTTCGCAGTTCCGCAACCTTGTTGAACCGTTCCTTCGTGACGTACAAGGTCGCCGTGGTATTACCGACTTCCGTGTAGTTTGTGACAGTACCAATAATACTGGTGAAGTTATTGACCGCAATGAGTTTGTTGGCGATATCTACATCAAACCTGCTCGCTCTATCAACTTTATCCAGTTGAACTTTGTAGCAGTAAGGACTGGTGTTGAGTTCTCTGAAGTTGTTGGTCAATTCGGATAATAAAGGAGAACAAAAATGGCATTCAATATCAACTCATTTGCTGGTGCTCTAAAAGATGGCGGTGCACGTAGTTCTCTGTTCGAAGTACAGATTACTAACCCCATCAACGGTGTGGCGGATATTCAAGTTCCGTTCATGGTTCGTGCTGCGCAGATTCCAGGTTCATCTTTGGGTACTATCCCTGTATCATACTTTGGTCGTCAGATCAAAGTTGCAGGCAATCGTACTTTTGAACCATGGACTCCTACTATCATCAATGATGAAGACTTTGCGATCCGCAACGCAATGGAGCAATGGTCAAATGCAATCAATTCATTGCAAGGCAATGTAAACACTGCAGGTGGTTCTGCACCATCACTATATAAGTCTAATGCTACTGTAACTCAGTACAGCAAGACTGGTGAAATCTTGCGTGTTTATGACTTCATTGGTATCTACCCAAGCGATATTTCTACTATCGACCTTGGTTGGGATCAAGAAGCAATCGAAGAATTCGCTGTAACCTTCCAGTATGACTACTGGCAAGTTTCTGGTGGTTCTACTGGCAACGCTGGCGGCATCTAAACCGTCCGCTAAAAGTGATCTGGGTGCGTAGACTAAATAGGTCTATGCACCCAATTTATAATAGGAAATGAAACATGCCTGTCGATTTATTCGGATTCAGAATCGGTAAAAAACCTGAAGAGGAAACTCCTCCTTCAGTACAATCATTTGCACCCCCACCAAATGACGATGGCGCACTTGCTGTCAATGAAGGTGGTGCTTTCGGCATTACTGTCGATATGGATGGTTCACTCAAGAATGAACCTGTACTAATTTCAAGATATCGTGACATGGCACAACAACCTGAGTGTGAACGTGCGGTAGACGATATTGTAAACGAAGCGATTGTTTATGACGAGAGAGATATGCCCGTCAGTATCGTTTTGGATGATCTGGAAAAAATTCCAGAACAACTCAAAGAATCAATTCGCAATGAATTTGATGGTATTCTTGATTTACTCCACTTTGAAAACAAAGCATACGATGTTTTTCGTAACTGGTATGTTGATGGTCGTTTGTATTATCACTTGATGATTGATACAAAAAATCCAAAGAAAGGTATCCAAGAACTTCGCTTTATTGATCCTCGTAAAATCAAAAAAGTTCGTTCTGAGAAGAAAGATAATAAAGCACTTCAACCAAATCAAATTGAAGCGACACCAAAAAAATACTCTGAGTATTTTATCTACTCACCAAAAGGCATTTCACAAGGTACACAAGGTGTCAAGATTGCACCAGATTCAATCGCTTATGTAACATCTGGCATTCAATCAACCAAGAACGATATGATTCTTAGTCATATGCATAAAGCAATCAAACCAATGAATCAGTTGCGTATGCTCGAAGATGCTACGGTTATCTATCGTTTAGCACGTGCACCTGAGCGTAGAATTTTCTACATTGATGTGGGTAACTTGCCAAAAGCAAAAGCAGAACAATATCTGCGTGACATGATGGCAAAGCATAAGAACAAACTTGTATACGATGCAAATACTGGCGAAGTCCGTGATGATCGTAAGTTTATGACTATGCTTGAAGACTACTGGTTGCCACGTCGTGAAGGTGGTAAGGGTACAGAGATCACTACACTTCCTCCAGGTCAAAACTTGGGTGAGATGGATGATGTGTTATACTTCCGCAAGAAGTTATATGAAGCATTGAATGTTCCTGTATCTCGCTTAGAGAATGAGTCTACTTTCAACTTGGGTCGTGCCAATGAAATCACTCGTGACGAACTAAAGTTCAACCGTTTTATCAACCGTCTGCGTAAACGTTTCTCAGAACTCTTTATGATTCTGCTTGAACGTCAGTTGTTGCTAAAAGGCATCATCACTAAAGCAGAATGGAAAGAAATGAAGTCAAAGATTTATTATGACTTCCTAGAAGATAATCATTTTACTGAACTGAAAAATGCTGAGATTATGCGTGAGCGTTTGTCAATGCTCGCTGAAGTAGATCAGTTCGTTGGTAAGTATTATTCTGTTGATTGGGTTCGCAAAAACGTCTTGATGCAAACTGAAGATGAGATCGAAGATATCGAAACTCAGATTGAAGTTGAAGCAGAAGAGATGGGCGATGAAATGGATGACATGGATATCCCCCAAGAATAATAGTTTTATAAATATAGATGAACAAATTAGGAGACAGTTATGTCTATCAAAGATATGGTGAATGCCATTGCTGCTGGTAATAAAGCAGATGCGCAAAGTATGTTCAATGACGAAATGATGGATAAGATTCAAGACGCAGTTGCTGTTGAGCGTGTGCGTGTTGCTGCTAACTTACTCCAACCACAAGAATCAGAAGAGGTTCAAGATGAAGAGTTTTAGAGAATATGTTGCTGAAGGTACTGGCGCAAGTGCTGATGATTTGGAACCAAACGTTCAGAAGGACGATGAAACCAAAGCATTAGAACCACAAGCAAAAGGCGAGCAAGAATTCAAAGATATGCATAAGATGCAACACACCAAGCATCCTGTTGCTGGCGACCACCAGTTTGATGGTTCACGTGAAGCAGTTTCTGCATAAGGTAAAAAGAAATGAAAGTATTAGGTACTGCAACAGCACTTTCCACATCAACTACTAAGTTTGACACAGCAACCGCAGTGTATGTTTATAACACTTCAACTGTTGGTACAGTTACTGTTAGAAATGCTGCTGATGATGCTAATGTTGGCACTATCTACGTCGCACAAAATACAGGCATTGTTATTGACTTAGAGATTGGACAAGGATTGCGTGGTGCTGCCACTATGTATGGCACACACATCGCTTCTGGAGACTAACATGAAACTCATTACTGAAATCACGGAAGATATCAATTATCTTTCTGAAGCAAAGGAAGACGGCAAGAAGAACTACTTTATTGAAGGTGTCTTCATGCAAGGTGCTATCAAAAACCGTAATGGTCGTATGTACCCAACTGAAGTTTTAGAAAAAGAAATCAACCGTTATAACGAAAACTATATTCAGAAGAATCGTGCTTATGGCGAACTTGGTCATCCTTCTGGTCCGACCATCAACCTTGAGCGTGTTTCTCATATGATCACCAAACTTGATAAAGATGGTGATAACTTTATCGGTCGTGCTAAAATCATGACTGAAACTCCATACGGTGCGATTGTAAAATCGTTGATGGATGAAGGTGCACAACTTGGTGTTTCTTCTCGTGGTATGGGTTCACTGAAGCAAAACTCTAAAGGTATTGCTGAAGTACAAAACGATTTTTATCTAGCAACTGCTGCTGATATTGTAGCAGATCCATCTGCGCCTAATGCCTTTGTATCAGGTATTATGGAAGGTGCTGAATGGATATTCAATGAGGCAACCAACTCTTGGGAACAACTTGAAGCAGCAGATAAAATGCGCACACAAATGAAGAAAATGACAAACGAGGAAATTGAGGCAAAGAAGTTTGCTTTGTTTGAACGTTTTATTTCTAATTTGAGTAAGTAAGTTTACAACTTTTATAAATAAAAAACAATAATTGAGATAACTTCAATAGGAGCAATCCAAAATGTCTGATAAAGAACTCGATCAAGAAGTTGTAGTTCAGGAAGAGGGTCAAATCGAAGAGGCGAAAGCATCTTTTGGTGTAGACGCTGAAGTTCCAGAACCAACAACTAAAGAAAATACTCCTCCAGGTGGTAAACCAGAGGATGAAGATAAGAAGAAAAACCCAGAGCAGGGTGATTCAGTAAAACCTTCTAAGGTAAAGGCAATCAATAAGATTGTTGATGTTGTAAAAGGTATGAAGAACGAAGAAGTACAGAAAGTGCTTGCAATGCTTGAAGGCAAAGAAGAAGTTGCAGCAGAAGAAATTGCTGAAACTATCAAAATGTCTGAGTTGCGTCAAGTAACTGCTGAAGACGTTGATGTAGCAGAAGATGTTGCAGCAATGTTCAAAGGCGAAGAACTTTCTGAAGAGTTCACTGCTAAGGCAACCACAATCTTCGAAGCAGCAGTAGTTTCTAAGGTAAATGAAATCCTTGAAAACGTTACTGTTGATATGGAAGCAGAAATGGAAGCAGCAAAAGAAGAGATCAAAGAGTCTCTTGCTACTGAAGTTGATGGTTACATGTCATACGTTGCTGAAGAGTGGGTAAAAGAAAACGAACTTGCTATTGAGCAAGGTATCAAATCTGAAATCATGGAAAATTTCATGGCAGGTTTGAAAGATTTGTTCACTGAAAACTACATTGATATTCCTGAAGAGAAAGTTGATCTTGTTGATGAAATGGCAGCAAAGATCGCTGAGTTGGAAGAACAATTCAATGAGCAAGTTGAAAAGAACATCGAACTGAAAGCAGAAATTGCTGAGTCTGTAAAGGAAAAGACTCTTGCTAAGACTGCTGAAGGTTTGACTGAATCTCAAGCAATCAAATTGGCGTCTCTTGCTGAGGGCGTAGAATTTGAGGATGCAGATACCTACGCTGATAAACTTGAGACTATCAAAGAGAACTACTTCGGTGAAGAAGTTGAACTCTCTGAAGAAGTAAACATGGACGAAGAAATCGTTGAAGTTGAAGAAAAATCAACTGAGACTGTTGCTCCTGAAATGTCTGCTTATATGAATGCTATCGCTAAGAGCATCAAAAAGTAATTTTATATAAATAATAAACATTAGGAAAATAACTCAATAGGAGACCTATAATGGCACAAGACGCATTAGTCACTAAGTGGCAACCAGTTCTTGAGCATCCAGATCTGGAAAAGATTACCGATGTTCATAAGCGTAACACAGTTGCT